GTGACGGTCTTGCCGGGCTGTTCCGGCTCATCCGGCTCCAGGCCGATACGCCTGTAGATGTCATTCATCGACTTGGGAGTGTAGGATTCCCTGCGTCCCATCTTTTCCACGATTTCACGAGCCTGCTGCTCTGTAATGCTTGGTTCTCTCTTCATTGTAAAAAACAAATTGATTAAGTTATTAACTGTGGTCTTGGTAAGCACCTCGACCGATTATCGGGAGCAAAGTAAGATGCTTCAGTGCAGTCTGTCAAGCACTTGGGTTCTCTTAGGCAATTTTGTATGGTTTTGCTTTATGGTGATAGAAATAACGGTGCAGACTTCACCGTTTTGCCGGATGTATATAACCGAAAGGGAAAAAGGTTTAGTTACGGGTGATTTTGAATTAAGCTCTTATTTGGGCTGTGGTGTCCTTATTAAATATAGGAATTAAGGGCTAAGGACTGGGCGGATTGGGCAATCGGTGAACCATGCCTGTGCCAACCTCTACCACCCTGTGCCACTTGCTGCCAGACCAAATTGAATCCATTGCCGGATGCCGGATTATGTATTTCTTTGCGGGAGAAGGAATGATAGCCGCCAAAGGAAAAGTCGGTATCACGGACAATGACTACCGTATCAGCGCAACATGCTACCACTTCCGGGAAACCCATTGTCAAGTAACGGATTATACATTCCTTTGCGGCATAAGAAACAGTAACAACTAAAAAAAGACAATATGGAAATCGTATCAATCGAAAGAAAGACCTTTGAGGAGCTGGTCGCCAAGTTCGACCGCTTCGTCTGCCGTATGGATGCCATCTGCCATCGGCACGGCGAAAAGAAAATGAGCGAGTGGATGGATAATCAGGACGTATGCCGGATGCTCAATATCAGCCCACGAACCTTGCAGACGCTTCGGGACAATGGGACTTTGGCATACAGCCAAATCAACCACAAGACCTATTACCGTCCCGAAGATGTGCAACGTATCGTCTCCATCGTGGAGGACAGACGGAAGGAAGCAAAGTTCAAAGGCAGGACAATCTGATAACCGAATAGAGTAATGACAATAATTCCACTAAATCCAGAGTAATATGAACGAACTGATTAACAAAGACAACGAGTGGATAATCCACTTCATGGGCAGTCTTGACCGTCTGCTGGACAACGTAGAGCATCTGACTGCCAGCTACCGCCCGACACTGAACGGGGAGCGTTTCTTCACGGACAAGGAGGTGTCGGCACGGTTGAAAGTGAGCCGCCGAACACTTCAGGATTACCGCAACGAAGGGCGGATAGCCTACATTCAGTTGGGCGGCAAAATCCTCTACCGAGAGTCCGACATCGAAAGGATGCTGACTGACAGCTACCGTACCGCCTACCGACAGACGGCTATCTGATTTTCTTGAAAGAGCGCAGTTTGCCGTCTGCCCTATGTTTGCGACAGCAATGGTACAATAAAAAAGGAACGGCTTACGGATGAAGCATCAATGTTTAGCTTCGTCTGTAAGCCGTTCCTTCTCTTTCTTCTGATTTCCCGTCAGTCGCTTGTTTCCGTTGCCGGATGCCCAAAATGCGTGTGGTTGGCAGGGGCAAGGTTTTCGGGCTGAATACGCTCAACCCCGTTGAGGAAGATTCTGCCCGAAACGGCTATGCCGCCCGACCTTGCCAATGCTGTCAGAGCCACACGCTACCTTTGCATCCGTGCATCGGGAACAGGTGGCTGACGGGAAGAACCTCGACTATACCATAGGTTGCCATTCTTACCATAGGAAACAAACAATGTAACCGGGATTCCTTTCTTGGTGGTGCAGATTTCATTTATTACGAACCGCCTGAACAAAAGGGTCTCTTTGCTACATATTCTGAAAGCGATGGCTATAATCATTTCAAAATTATACACATCATAACTGATGCCGTCAGTTTGCTTGATATACTTCATCGTATCAGTTTCGTTCAACTCTTTGTTCTTGTAAATTGCCTGTATCATCTTGCGGATATTGCAAGAGAACACCCCGAACAGGTCGGCTATCTCGAACTGGGTCATCCACACTGGGGCTGTCGGTACGGTGACCGCTCCCATTTTACTGATTGTTATTATTTCTCTGCTCATAATCCCTTTATTTTATGATGATTATATACTGTTTTCTTTCTTTTCGCCAGCCGATATTTTCTTTCTTCGCTCCATCAGTTTGTCCATGTCTTTGGAGATTTTATCATCGGTTATCCGTGCATACCCCTGAGTAGTTCTGATGTTGGAATGTCCCATCATCTTGGCGATGCTCTCAATCGGTATATCCGCTGAAATCAGGAAAGTTCCGAAGCTGTGCCGACTTTGGTGATAGCTCAGATTTTCCTCCTTGCCTATGGCAACACCCATCTCGTGGATGTCAAACCAAAGTGAATCACGGCTTGGGAGAGGAAACACGGGCTTCTCATCATCGGTTGTGTTGTACAACGACAATATCTGTTCCGCTATGGGATGTAAGGGTATGAAAGCCTCCACCTTTGTCTTCTTGCGGTTGATGCGGATATACCGTCTGCCCTCCGCATTCGTCCCGATATGATGGGGATGAAGAAGTTTGATGTCCACATACGCCAGTCCCGTCAGGGTCGAGAAGATGAAAGCCCGTCTTGCCAGTTCCATACGCTTGTCATACATCGGGGTGGAAAGTATCTTTTTGAACTCATCGCGGCTGATGTACCTGTGCCTTGCCTCCGGCTTCGGTTCATACTCCAAGTCCTCGCAGGGGTTCACACGGATAATCTCCTTATCGACTGCCAAATACAATAAACGATTAAGCCAGCACATACATTTGTTGGTTTGGGAAGAGCTGAAATTCTTGCACTTCTTCAGGAAAGCTTTATAGGACTTGCCAAAATCCTCCGTCACTTCTTCAAGAGGAATTTCCTTTTTCCCGATTGACGCTATAAAGTCCGTCAGGTATTTCTGATAATACATGGAGTGACGGTAGGAAGAAGTGGAATCTATTTCCTCGGAATGTTTCTTCAACCGCTCCCGTTCCCATTCACCCATTTGCAATAAGGTAGTCGGATGGATATTATTCAGGGAAATATGGTTCTTCAACATTTCCGCACTGACCACTCCTTGCGATTTAAGTATCTCGGTATAGGCTTCCTCAGTCAGACGCAGGTATTCCCGTAAGCGGTTGTTCTCCCTGACGGTCTTTATCTCATTCTTCCTGCCGTTCCAGTCTTCGGGGCGGCAATAGATACCTGTGCTTATGGCGGTCTGCTTGCCGTCAATGGTTATACGGCAGAGTACGGCGGTCGTACCGTCAGCCCTCACCTTGCTGCGGTTAATATATGGCAATAATGAAAATGTGCTTCGCATATTGTTGTTGGATTTATAGGGTTAGTTTGAAATCTTGTGTCGCCTCTATGAACTTGTCCATATCCTCGAAGAGTTTTTTCGGACTGACACGGGCATATACTTGAGTGGTGGAAATGTCGGAATGTCCCAGCATCCGGCTGATGGTCTCAATCGGCACACCCGCTTCGAGCGTTATCAGCGAGGCGAAACTATGCCTCGCCTGATGATAGCACAAATCATCCTTGATGCCAGCCAATGCCGCCAACGCCTTCATGTGTCTTCTAAGATTAGGCCAGCGTAGTAAAGGGAACAATGTGTCCCTGTCCTCACTGTGATACTTTTCAATCAGTGCAATCGCTTCGGGAAGCAACTTCACGCTTGCCCGATGTTCGTTCTTCTTCCTGCGGTATTTCAGCCACAACGCTCCGTTATCGTCCGTGTACAAGTTCTCATCGGTAATGGATATCACATCCGCATACGAGACCCCGGTATAACACCCGAAGAGAAACATATCCCTTGCCAGTATGTGAGATTTACGATGCGGTTCAATTTCCACATCACGGATTTTCTCGAACGATTCACGGCTCAATGCCCGTGGGGTTTTATCCGACTGCTTGGGCAGGGTGAAATGCTGGAAATGGATTTTGTCTGCATAGCCTTCCTTATAAGCCAGACGGCATATTTTTTTCAGTATGGCAAGGTGATGTCGGACAGTATCTATTGCATAACCCTTATTCTCCATAGCGAAAACCTGATAGTCATGGATGAACTGTTCCGTAAGCTGCCCAAATGCTAAATCCTTGACCTTGTACTGATGCCCAATGAACTCACCAAGTGTCAGACGCATATAATGATAAGTCGAGTAAGAAGTTTTCGCACGGTCAATACCAATACGGGCTTTGAGGTCGTCACAGACAACATCAGTCATTCGCATGAGTGTCATCTGCGTTTCCATACTTCCTTGAAAATGATTCTTCACATCGGTGGCATCGAAATCCATTTTACGGCTCACAAGGTTGTCAAAGGCGTTGTTTACCGCCAACAACAGTTTCTCAATCTTGGTGTTGGTTTCCACCGCCTCCTTGCTCTTGCCATTCAGACGGCTTTCACAGGGATTCCACAGTTCGGGAGGGCATGACAGCTTGCATCCGAACTGCGCCATCGTGCGGTTGACGGTAATGCGTCCCATGATGGGAGCCTTGCCCGACTTGTCCAGTCCGCTCTTTTTGAGGTAGAGCAGCACCTTGAATTTTTCTACTTTCATACGCTTATATTTTTAAGTGCAAATTTACTTGCCATATAAGCGTCCCTTGATGCGCAAAACACTGTGTATTAACGCAAACAAAACGGTGGGGATTTCTTTTCATCGCTTTCCGTTACCTGTTCCCGTTTCGGTAACTGCCCGGCTAACGGTTTGGTAACTGAACAACCTCAATATTCCGTTGTCGTTTGCATTTTTTCAACTTCGCAAAATACCGAAATATCGCTTATTCCTAACGGTTTACGTTTAATCTATACCTGTTCGCTGTTGCTTGCTTTGCCGTGTATATTCCACCTTGCAAGGCATGGGTTTGCGACCCTGGCTCTCAGCAAAGGGATGCCAATCGAGAGCGTCAGCCGTATTTTGGGGCATACGAACATTGAGACCACGCAAATCTATGCGAAGATAACCGTGCAGAAATTGGATAATGACCTCACGATGCTGAGCGACAAACTGAGCAAATCATTCGGAAACGTGAAAATGGCAGGGATATGAAACGGGAAATAATCACAACGGACAGCTATGGTAGAATTACCATACCATCCGATACAGGTAATATATGGATGAATGAAATGGAGCTGGTGGAACTGTTCGGGGTAATCGCCCCGACGCTCCGTGCCGCCATCCGTGCCGTGTACAAGTGTGGAGTTTTGAATCCACTTGAAGCAGAAAAACGTATCAGGCTGCCCAACGGCTATTATGCGGACATGTATGCCCTGCCGATGGTGGTGGCACTCGCTTTCCGCATTGACACGTCAGGTGCCGCAATGATTCGCAATGTCCTGCTGGAAAGATTGTGCCGGCGAAAAAAGGAACAAGTCCTGCTGGTGTCAGTGAATAACAGGATGCCGTATGAATGTTAGCATGAACTTTTAATGTCCAGCCATTTGATGATTAACGGTTTAATCTGACGTAGTGACGACATGAAGTCATTAAATCCGTAAATCAGTGCGTCAGTCAATCTGTAATTATCTGCAACAACCAATCCCCGAAGACGTGCATATTCCACGACTTCGGGCTTTTTTATCTCCTTTTACCTGAAAGAGCAACCCGTTTATACTGCATTTTCTTTTGGCATGACCTATTTTGCGCCGTTCCGCATAGATTTGCGTATCAAGATTTTACCGACACTTCCGTAGCTTTGCAACCATGTTTAACCCGTTGCCGACAGAATGTAGGCAGCACTAAAACCAGTATCAAGAACATGAAGAAAAAAATCATTTGCGTAGGTACAACTCTCTACAGGATTGTAAATCGGGATTGTCATTATTCACCTATAAGGGGAATAGGACGTTACTACACGGTAAACAAAACACAGCTGGAAAAATTCTGATATTTTGATGAGATGATGAAAGTATATATAAACATAAAGAGAAACAGCAACTTACGTCTTCATCAACCTTTCAACAAGAGAATCGGGCTGATGAAAAGAGGAAAGACATACCGCACTCTACATCACTTTTCTTTTGGCGAGCGGTTTGATGAAACGATGATGAATGCATATCATTTTGGTTATCAGTATATTATCATATCTCCTCATCAATTCATCGGATTTTCATCCGCCAACAAGTCTATCGAACAAACGGACGGAAGAAAATGCCACTATCCGCAGGCTGGTCGGACATCCGACCTGCTTGCTGTCCGACCAGCCGACAAGGGAAGACGTATCATATCAATGAAAAGAAAAGGTCTGCCTATACCGCTGGTACTCTCACAGGCTTTTGGAAACAAAAAAGCCATAGCTCATTAGGGCGTTTTCTTCACGCACCGCTGACGCTAATGCTAAAAACACCCCAATGAGCCAGCGGGGTTGCACCCCTCTGGACACCCCGTCTATTCCGTGCGGCTATGACCGCAGGCTGGCGGACATCGACAAACAAGTTTGTAGAACCTCAAAAACAAGAAACGAACATGGGATACATAAGCATCCAAATCAACAAGGCGAAAGGGTCGGCTGACACGGGCGCATCCGACCACATCGAACGCAAGACTACGCCCAAGAACGCAGACCCCACACGCACCCACCTCAACCGTGAACTGGTAGAGTTTCCCGACGGTGTGGCTGACCGCACCGAGGCAATAAGCCACCGCATCCGCACGGCGGGCATCAGACGTAAGATAACGCCCGACCAAGTACGGGCAATCCGCATCGTGCTTTCGGGTTCGCATGAAGATATGGTGAGGGTGCAAGACGAGGGCAGGCTAAACGAATGGTGCGGAGACAACCTGCAATGGCTGCACCGCACGTTCGGAAAAGAGAACACCGTATCGGCTGTGCTGCACATGGACGAACACACGCCGCACATCCACGCCACGGTCGTACCGATAGTGACGGGCGAACGCAGGAAAGCAAGGAAGAAGCAGGCGGAGGGCAAACGCACCTACCGCAAGAAAGCCAACGCCGTGCGCCTGTGCGCCGATGACCTGCTGACTCGTGAGAAGCTGGTAGCCTACCACGACAGCTACGCCGCAGCAATGGCGAAATACGGCTTGCAGCGTGGTGTCCGTGGTTCAGAGGCACGGCACACAACCACCGCCCAATACTACCGTGACCTGAAACGGCAGACGGGAGAGCTTGAAGCCAACGTGCGGCAGTTGCAGACCGAACAACAACAGGCGGAACGGCAGCTTGACGAAGTACGGAAAGAAATAAAATCAGAAAAACTGGAAGCCGCCAAGACTGAGGCAAAAGCGGCACTCGTGGCAAAGGTCGGTTCTCTTTTGGGCAGCGGCAAATTGAAAGAGTTGGAAGCCGACAACCGCACATTGCAAAACGAAGTTGCCACCCGTGACGAGAGTATCGAATTGTTGCAACAACAGATGGAGCGGCAGCAAGAGGAATACCAACGGCAACTGATGGAACTGCAAGCCAAGCACCGCAGGGAGATGTCGGACAAGGAAGCGGAACACCAAAAGGAAGTGTCATTCCTGAAATCCATTATCCGAAAAGCCAAGAAATGGTTTCCGCTATTCCAAGAACTGGTGTACATGGAGAAGTTCTGTCTGAAAGTTGGCTTCAACGAGCGGCAGACCGCCACGCTCATCAGCGGCAAGCCGCTGTTATATGAGGGTGAACTCTATTCGGAGGAACACAAACGGAAGTTCAAAACTGAGGAAGCTGGTTGCCAAGTGGTAAAAGACCCGAAAGACAGGTCTAAACTCGCACTTGCCATCAACGGACAACCGATTGGCGAATGGTTCAAGGAGCAGTTCGACAAGCTGTTTTCATCCATTCGGAGGGTAACCCCGCTTAGAAAGGGCAAAGACTTGGGATTGTAAACAAAGCCAACGGGAGGGGAGCAAGTTTGTGGTTTGGGCAGACTAAAACACGTTTGTTACCCTCCTGCAAATCAACGTAAATCAGAAAATACCACATATTCATTTACAAGCATATTTTAATGCGCACTATTTTGACGCAGTGCTGTCCTTTTCAAGATGTAGAAACAACTGGTACTGAAGACATCTCTTAGATAGGGAATGGCTGATATAAAAGGATGCAACTTGCGTGGTTTAAGTCCGAATTTGACTTTGTAATGAGGATTAATAAGCCAAAGTTGCCTATCTTTAATGCAGAGGTCTGTGCTCATCAGCAAGTCCTCAAACTTTTCTATTGTTATATGCGTTTGTTTGATAGAAAGCAGCTCATTTATGCAATCATTATTTTCGCCCAAGGCCCTTAGCACCAAACGGTACAAATTGGCGGGAAGAAGATGGATGAAAGGAAAGTGGGACAATAGATTGCTTCTGCATATCTGTTGATGTCCCCCAAATGGCATTTGCCATGCGGGGAATGCCATAAATATAACTCCATTAGGCTTCAAATAATTGCTCAGACCGGCTAAAAATAGCCTTTTGTCTGCAATATGTTCTATCACATCATGGCAAATAACGATGTCAAAGTTATGTTCTAACCCTTTTTCCTTGAAAATATCGTTTGCAATAAACGTACCTTTTGCACCTGCTTCATTAAAGAAACTATTTGCTTCTTTAATGCGTCCTATTGCCATGTCAACTCCTACAGTATGGCATCCCATAAGAGAAAAGGGCAACAGATTACCTCCTTCCCCGCATCCTATCTCCAGTACACTTATATTTTGTTCTACCGTATGCCATTTGAGAATATATGGAATAAAATATTCTCTACTCGTAATGGAAAGTTCTTTAAAATATGTCGCTCTGTCAATATGTCGTTTTTGCATACAATGTCATTTAAAATAATACATAAACAAGAGCGGATTTTCCACAAAAGACTGCATGAACAAGCGTATTTTTTCTACCATGACAGCCGTATTCCTATGGGCAAAGTTACATTCAGAGGCTTTTCAGTCCTGATAGTCTTAATACCATCGCCAGGATTAAAGTAATAGTGCAAATTGGGTTCAGCGTATATACCTATGGTTGGTGTTATTTGATATTGTAAGCCAAAACCAATGCTCGTTGACCATTGCAAAGACGGATGTAAGTCATATTTTTCTTGCTTGATGGTTTGTTCATTGTCAAACAATGATTCCTCAACAGAAGCCTTTATGGGCACATCCAAAGTTAGTCCGGCAGATGTGTAGATGGAAAATTTCCCGTTCTTCCAAATATTGAAATTGCCTTTCAAAGGTATGCCTATATAATGAATTTTTTGCGCCCGTTCCAAACGTGTGTCGTCACTTGATGCAAATTCGGAACGAAGTAGTGTATATTGTATGCCTGTTTCTAACCCCCAATGTGCATTTATTTTCTTTTGTGCAGACAATGAAAATACTATGGGAGCGCAGTGGTGGCTCTCTTCTAAAATTTCTTTTGGTTCACCTGAGGTGATACTACTGGGAATAATAATTTTTTGGAAGTCCGTTTGATGAGTTACACCCGAATAAGAGATTGACAACATCCAATTTTTATTCCTTTTGGCTGTTGTTAAATAATTGGGAATTCTATTATTAGGCAGACATCCTTCCGAATCTTGTTTGGACTTCTCTTTCTTTTCGTCAATGTCCGTGGATTTTCCTTTTCTCTCTATTATACTATCTTGGTAGGTGTTCGATATTTTATTAGTACATATGACATCTGTAGCCACATATTCATTATGAACCTGCTGGAAAATTATTTGAGATGGAATATCTGAATCCATTGTATCTGCGTGGAATGGAAGTTCAGTATGCGGCACATCATTTTTCCGTCCTTTCGTTATGGCCTGTTCTTTTGGTACAGATTTGTCTTTTTCGTCGCGAAAAATGTATAATGAGAGAATAGATAGTAATGCCCAAAAAACAATCATCCGATATTGGGAGAATAGTTTGCGTAACATATCCTTAGCTCTTGATAATTGAGAAGAAGATGAATGTGGGGCAATGTGCAATAATAAGCTTATTTCCTTGTGTGACAATCCTTCCAATACAGCCAGTTTGAAGATTTTGCAATACCCTTCAGGCAATTGCTCAACCAATTGTAGCATAGTATTATATGGAGGGAACTCATCTGTGTAATCAAAATCTATTGGTTCTTCGCCATAGCTAATCTCGTCCAATGGAATTGTGGTTGTCGTATTATATTGCTCCAAATAACGTAACGATAGATTGCGCATTATTTTCCCCATCCAACTTTCTAACTTGTTAGGAGACCGTAATGAGTGGATAGATGACATGATAACAATAAAACCATCATGTAAGATGTCTTGAGCTGCTTGTTTGTCTGTAACATAATATGAGCAAATCTTCAACATTTTATCGGCATAGGTCTTGTAGAGCAAACCCAAAGCCTGCTCATTTCCTTTTTTGCACAACTCTACAAGTTCCTTATTATTCATATCACATTGATGATTTCATATTTATATATGATATGATTAAATCAGAAAGACTGCATATTTAATGTGCGATTAATGTTTTTTAATAATTCAAATTGGCTAAATGCTTAAAAGAACGTTTTGAAAATTCTTTCCTTTTGTTCCCTTTCACTATCTTTGTGCACAATAAAGAGTTACCCAAACAAGCAAAGCGATGCAGACCACGGCAATTAGGACGGTTGCCAACCCATTACCCGAAAACGAAATAATTCTTCTAACTCTCTTGATTTCAAAGAGGTATATTCCTTATACAGATTTACGGAAAAACTCTGGAATATCCGACGAATTGCAGCAGATTAACGCAACAGAATTTGAGAATTAGAGAGTTAGAAGAAAATTGCAGAAGTTGGGCAAACAGTTGAAAAGCATTATCCCTATCAATGGGACAGGTGACAATCAATGAAAACTTGAAGATACCCAAGGAAACAAAGCCAAAAATTCGACTGACACAAGTGTATCTAACCAATAGAACATAGATTTGTACATATTTTTATCTTAACCGTGAAAAGATGAGATTCCCTAATAAAAAAATATGATTGCCCCTAAACAATAAATCACCACACCCATATGGCAAATATCGAACAAAAGATAACACCTAAGTAAGCAAAGACAATCCGTATCGTGTTTTCTAGTACACACGAAAATATGATAAAAATATAGAAATAGGAAAGACTTAACAAATGGTACGAGAACAACCCAAAAACAAAATCCGTGATAGTAGAATTTTACATCACGTTTTTTAATACTTTTGTATTCGGATTAAAGCAACTCTTTCCAATACATTATACAAAAAAGCGTTATGCACATCAAATATTGGGGAACGTAGGAAATTGTTAAATTGTGCACTTAAATAGTAAGAGTGATTCTCATGCAAAACGTGGACTACTATTAGTTTTCTACAACTTCCCAATAAAAATGAGGTTTGCAGTTCACACTTCTTTAGTAAAATTTTATGGTAACTGATATGAATAACATAAAAATAGGATATAATGATATTAACTGAGCAACAGGAACAAGCAATGAGAATGATTAAAAAGTTCATTGCTGATAAAGATAGTCAAGTATTTATCTTAAAAGGATATGCAGGTACAGGCAAAACTACATTGATTCGTAGCATTACAGATTATATATCTACTCAATCTTTACATGTTCAGTTAATGGCTCCGACTGGACGTGCTGCAAAAATATTACGTTCAAAATTACAAAATTATGATGCGTCGACTATTCATAAAAGTATCTATAAGTTTTCTCATCTTATAGTGGAAGAGACTGAAGGAACACTTAAATATGTATTCCCTCTTAAGGATAACCACGATAGAATTATTTGTATTATTGACGAGGCCTCTATGATTAGTTCACGTAAATCAAATAATGAACTTTTTCAATTTGGTACAGGAATATTAATAAATGATCTACTTAGTTATGCAAGATTAAACTTCGGTGGAAAAATTATTTTTATCGGTGACCCCATGCAATTACCTCCAGTAGGTGATAATCGTTCTGTGGCATTAGATGAAACTTATTTCCATGAACTAAAAATGAATGTGTATTCTTATGAACTCACAGACATTGTTCGTCAAGATAAGGATAGTTGTATTTTATCTAATGCAACAATGATTCGTGAATTGATTCAGCAAAAAGAGCGAAACCACCTTGTGTTCAAGAAAAAGGAACATGAAGTAATGGATATAGGAGCTATGAAAGTTGCTGAGAAATATTGCGAAGATACAGAAAGATTGTCAGCCATAGTTTGCTTCTCAAATCAACAAGCATCTGATTACAATACTGCAATTCGTTCTATCCTATTTCCGAAAATAAATCATGTGGCGATAGGAGATAAATTGATGGTAGTATGTAACAGCTATTATAGTGAATGTGAATTGTTGAATGGTGATATTATAACCGTAGTAGAAATATCAAATAATATTATCTCTCAATCTGCACCTGTTTGGACTGAAAGAAATGGAAAGAAACTGAAAGAAATAATCACTCTTGATTTTAGAGAAATCAGTTTTCAGGCAGAGGATGGCAATATTTATAAACGCTATATTATAGATACACTACTCCAAAATAAGCTACCTTCACTGACGATTGATGAAATGAAAGCTCTTTACATCAATATGGTAATGCGTATGCGTACGGAAAAAGGATTAACTAATCCTAAATCTGAAGAATTTGCTAAGGCCATAGGGGAAGATCCCTTCTACAATGCCCTTCAAGTAAAGTATGGCTATGCTTTTACATGTCATAAATCACAGGGTGGTGAATGGAATACTGTTTATGTAGACTTTTCAAAACGTACAGGGCTTGATGTGGATAGTCTTCGTTGGAAATATACAGCAATAACTCGAGCTTCAAAATTATTATGGTGTATTAATCTTCCTGATGTAACACCTATTACAGCATTAAAAATAACCCCTATCAATAAAACAGCAAAAGTAGCTATTAATGCTTTATCTTTTGACAATATAGAGAATACACCTTTTCATCCTGCATCAATGTTACCTTCAGTCAAATGTAAATATTGGTCTGTTATAAAGAATATGGATGGCACTCTATATTCGATAAAGAATGTTATATGTAAACCATGGAGAGATATTTATGAAGTAAATACACCAATCGGTATAGCAAGAGTTGATGCTATATATAATAGTGCAGGTCTATTTACAAAATATGAAACTAATCTCAATGACACAGAACTATTGCATTTTTTCCAAAATGAAGAAAATATTAAATATAAGATAGACTATCATCCATCTTTTGAATCATTAAAGGCATTACATTGTCGCATGATTTCTTTGTGTGATGAATGTGGTATCATTTTAACAAATGTAATAGAAGAACATTATCAACTCGTATATTATATGAAAGCTTCTGGAAACTATGCTGCTATAACTTTTTTCTTTAATGGAAAAGGGTTTATTAACTATGCTGCTCCACTTTCTGATATAGGAGAAGCTGATATAAAATTGTCTCAACTCATAGAAAAACTAGCATAATAAAAGATTACTTATGTCTGTAAAAGAAGTAACATTATTGCGTAAAAGTGGTAAGTTAAAAGAAGCATACAAGATGGCCATTGAAGACCTGAAAGAAGATAAAAATAATTCATGGGCACAAATGTCTCTCTTTTGGGTCCTACGTGATATATGTCAGCAACTATGCAATAGAAACGTCACAGATAAAGCTAAGGTTTGTTTAAAAGAGATGTCTTTATTGCTTCCTACAATGATGGATGATAGTGGTGCAGGGAAAAAAGCTTATATCAATTTGTTTAAACAAATACAGCCTAACGCTGATGCTATTTCAAAAGCAGTCGAACTATCAAAGAATAATCCTTCAAGAGCATATGTTCTGGCAAAGAATTACATCGACTCCGCAAATAAAATAGATTCAGCTTTACATGAAGATTTAGGCTGGGTAATTTATCGTTATATCAAGGCCGAAGTTTCAAACTTAACATCGTTGGAAGTAAGAACATTACTAAAAGATTATATATATCTTAAAAATGAACGCCCTTCAATGCTTCATTCTCAAATGTTGAACCTTGCTTTGAGTTTCTCAAAGGAACATTCCGATTTTAGCCTTTACCGCTTTTTCCTGCTTTGGGAACCGGAAAATTTACGTTATGAGGATTTAAACAAAAGTTACTACAATGGTAGTGAAATTCCATCACTTATCTCCCGCATATGTCGTCAGATTATAAGCAGCGGTGAGAATATCGATATAGAAAAATTATGTGAAAAGATAAACCTTCCAAAATCAGAAACACTTGATTTGTTACGTGAACCTCAGTTTTGGGAAATTATGAACCTTCATAAAGAAGGTAAAACACATAAGATGTTTGAAGCTTTTTCTACTTATAATAAAAAAAACGCTGTTTATGGTGCTTCTCATTGGCATTCTGAAGTACTGAAAATTGCAGAGCGTTATATGAGTGGTCAAGAAGCATGGAGATTTATTTACTTTTTTAAAGATTGGGGATATGAAAATCTCATAGATATTGATTGGAAAGAAGAAATAGATAATAATGGTAATATCTATAAACCTTTAGCTGTTAAAGCAGCAAAGAAATGTTATGAATATCTCAAAGAATTACATCCAAGAGATGCTGGATTAGTATCCTGGTTAGATTCATTGTATAATGAACTGATTGAACGTACTAAAAAAGATGAATGGATATTAAGACAACGTGCAATCATATATACATGGCAACAGAGATATGACCTTGCTATCAAAGTGTATAAATCCTTACTACTTGAAATGAGCGAAAAATATTATGTATGGAGTGAATTGGCAGATTGTATACAAGATAATAATGAATTAAAAATAGCTTTATTCTCCAAGTCTCTACTCATTGAACGAAATGAAGATTTTCTTGGTTCTATTCACTTGAATTTAGCCGATTTACTCATAAAAGAAGGTTTAATGCCTGAAGCCTTATGTGAATTAAACACATATAAGAAATTTCATGAAAAAACTTCCCCCAAATACCAAGAATACATTGAACAAGTCGACATATCAGTTATTCCGCCCAACAATAATAAATTATTCATTAGTGTCCACTAAAAAATCATAGAAGTTCTTTGAAATTATTGAAATTCAATTTGTTATAGGAGATTTTTGGGAG